TGTCAGTCGTGTTGAATGCGATGTAGGGTGTCCGAATGATTGCGAGATTGTCAAGAGCAATCCATTGTTCTGTTCCATTGGCTGTAGAAGCACTCTCGCCACCAAGGGAATCTACAAAGGTAATCTTTACATAATAAGTCCGAGCAGTAAGCGAACCGCCGGATACCGATTGCACAATTGGATTTGGAATCGTCGGAGTGGAAGGATTGGCATTATTAGGTGGCGGATAGATTTGAAGCTCGTTGGGATTGTTGGGGTCTTGAAGCCATGTTGCTGGAAGGCCATTGCGTCCCATTCCCGTTGTATCCTGCAATTGAGGCCCATAGGGTGGCGTTGAGAGCCATTTTAACTGCCGAATGTTGGAGATGTCCAACACCGAGTCTTTCTTAATTTTATCGAGGTCTTTTAGATTCAACCCAGTGTCCACAACCCCCTTAGGGCACTGGTCACTTGGACCAAGCCAATAGAGACTCTGGCTCTTGACAGTCTTGAAATATTGTGGCTGTGAAAGCAAAAATGTCCAGCGGCTATACCGGAGAACCCGCTTATGAACGCGGTTAATGTAGTCCATAAGGATAGATTGTCCCGGTGCAGCAGTGCTGGACAGTTGTTGTCGCACGTCTTGCGAGACGCTGGCAAGAATATCAGCGACTTGGGGATATGTATTGTAAGCCATTAGTTAGCTTCTTTGTGTTGTTGCAAATAAGCAAAAGCATCTAGTAAACACATAGGATTATATTTTTCAAAAAAGCCCAATCCTAAATTGTGAGTTTGGCACAAGATTCCTCTCACCTTTCCAGTAGCATGATTGTGGTCTATGTGAGAATAAAAATCTATCTCTTGGCCGCAGTTAGGAAAAGCACATCTATATTCTTGTTCCCGAAGAATTTCTTCATGTTCTTCTGGGCTTAATCCGTAGTTCTTTAATATGTTATATTGACGCCTTTTGTTTTTATTCTTTTCATTCCATTGATGTGCGTATTCTTTACGGTTTCGTTTAGGATGCTCTCTGTAATATTTCTTACCATAGGCTAGACGTTGAGCGCGGTGTGAGGCTCTGTACTTTCTTTGGGCGCGCAATTGTGCTTCTGTAGATGACATTAGTGCTTACTATTATCTTTATTAAAATAATTTTCTTGTACACTATGGGCACAAACGAGAGTCTGTAAACCAAGTAGAAGGGTCACGTAATTTGAGTCCAAGCGATGAAACCATGCCATGATTCCACCTACTGTGAAGCAAGCACAAAGGAAGAGAGTGTGACGGCCCTGAAAGAAATTGGAAAGTTTTTGAAACATCAAATCACCGCCGCTGCGTGTAAGGCACATGCTGAAACAAAACCTGCTACGTATCCGATGCCGAAGTACTTGAGTTTGCTCTTTCTAATTTGCGAATGAAGCGTAGATATCGTATCATCTCTAAGTTTGATTGTCGCAGCGCTTGTGGTGTTATCGGAGGTATGGGCTTTTCGTTCAAGGTCGAGCGCCGACTGAGCATTAGTGACTTCATTTTTGAGTAGTCCATTCGATGCCGTCAAATCAACTTTGTCTTGTTGAAGCAATGGAACCAATTGAACAGCCGTTAGAACTGATTGAGCATTGGGAAGCGGGAGGAGAACATCATCGCCTTGAGCGACCCCGCCAAGTTGTGTGGCTACCTGAGCCGCAGTGAGAGTCGCATTCTGCTTTGGGACGTTGACTTCAATCACTTGGCGTTTGGCTAAAGCGGCAGTAATCTGTTGAATCTGCGATTCAAGCAACTGATTTTGTTGGTTCAAAGCCGCAATTTGCTGGGCACTCTGTTGTTGAATAACCTTGTTTTGAGCAGTAAGGGCGTCAACTATGACTGCCTGACGCTGCTCTGCGGCTGCGCGTTCGCTTGTTTGGATGTAAAGGACGCCATAAACTGCACCCACCGATAGGGTCGCAGCAAACGCCAATAAGATAAGATGGGTCTTTATCCAAGACCAATCCGCAGTTAGAGACATTGATACTGACCTGCTGCAGTTGATTGAGTATTAGTTATAGTGTAGAGATAATTAGACGGGTCTCCTACATAGGGATAATAAGGAGGCCAATACGGAGTTGGATAAACTCCATAGCCGCCGCGCCCACAATAGGGACACGGACCATTTAGAACGTGCATATTATTGCATTGAACCTGTTCTATTTGACCCGCATCATCAAGAGTTTTTCCTAAAAGACCTTTTGTTCCTGCTTCTGTTCTATCAGTGATTCGGGACATCCAACACCTCCAAAGTAATCGCCTCAAAGTTATTCACAGCGTTGACCATCTTCGGGTAAAGTTCCGCAAAGGCAGCGCGGCTCTCACCAATGGCATCATTCTGGTGGGACTTACCCACCAAGATACATCCTTCCGTGTCACTAGCCCAATTGCCCCAATGGATGCGAATTTCTTCGCGGTTAGGAACATCGAGTACCTCTGGCATGAGGTACATGCAATTGATGCTCTTGCATAGGGCTTGGAATTTTAAGTCAATGCTGAACTTTGGGGAGTTATTCAGCACAACTGTATAAAGTCCAGCTTGAATGCAGGACCCTGGAAGGCCATCCTTTTTAGGAAGCTCTAGGGTCCACGCTTCCAAAGCGTCATCTATAAATAGGTTCCCACAAGTAGACTGAGGAGTGAGAACAAGACGCTGTACTGTTAGTTTCATTAGAATTTATCAGCATGAACCGGGGCACCAAGTTTGCTGCCGCGATTCATAACTTTTGCCATTTCCAAATCAGGCTGGCGCTGCATAATCCGCATCTGCGCGACATGGTATTGGTCGAGCAACTTGCGAACTGTTTCAGCTTTCACTGGGTCAATGAAATACTTCCCAGGCTTGCCTGTTGGTTGGCCCTCTTCGTCCAATTCTGGACCGAATTTCTCAAAATTGATTGAGACTCCAGTATGGGCATCTCCAAACAAATCCTTGGCAGGAACAGTTACCCATTCCCAATTAGACTTGTCAACTTCTGCTTTTGGTGCCACTGCAACTTTACCGATTGTATCGGCCATTTGATTCACCTTTTATTCCTTGTGGGAATTATACGAAAGGGAGCGGGGTAGTGCCGCTCCCAATCGGTCAATTGTTATTATGCGTTAGTAGAATTCTGTCCAGCGGAGATGCAAGCCTCAATCCAGTTTTGATTGGTAATAATCGCTTTGAAAGCGAACTTATAACCAATCTTGCGGGTCTGTTGCAAGGTATCCGTCTGTCCACCAGGAGCAGCCGCATACACGCGGAGGTTCTGGAGGTCGGAAATTTGATAAGCATTACGGCCAATAGCGAAGCTATAATAGAGTTTCTTGGAATAACCGGAAACGGACTGTGTAACAGCCGCGAAACCGGGAGCGTTCGTCTTGACAATCCTGAAACCAGACAGTTCGCCAACTTCACCGCGCCAAATGCGGGCTGGGTTGCCAAACTGGTTGGAAGCCTTGAAGTCAGGGTCCTGCAACATCGAAGCATGGACTTGTGGAGCAACAACGAGGACATAATCCCCATCATCGAACGGGCGAGCGCCCTGGTCCATTAGGTTCGCGTGCAGAGCAGTGAGGTCCACATAGCCGAGTTTATCACTGGCAGTGGTCGTAGCATTGGAAGTCTTGCCATTAGGATAGTACACGTTCGAGGCACTGGACAAGACGTTGAAGATGAGGATGTCATAGGTTTCAGCCGCGTGCAGACCGAGCACATAAAGTGCGCGTCCCACAACGTCATGCTTGGAAGTCAGTTCTGCGAGGTCAGACAAACGCAGAATGATACCATACTGTTCCGCAACTGCCTGATACTGACTCATCGTGAGACCAATGGCGTCAGGAGACAGGCCTTCAGTCAACTGAGTCGGAGAAGTCGTGGTAGAAAGCTTTTCCAAGCGGTTGAACTGAATCGTTTTGGAACTATTGGACGGAATTGGGTCCTTATCTCCCCACTGGTCAAGAACAGTCATCAAGACTGCAACTTCCAGTAGTTTAGCGGAGAAATACGTCTGTTGGTCGCTAGCAAGCGAGCCAGCCGGACCGGGAACGCCAGTGCCGCCAGTAATGACAGTTACAACATCATCACCAA